CTAATTTTTGACATGATTGTCTTTTTCTTTCGTCCCTTTCTTCTACATCTACATGATGATGTTTATGCCAGTATTCTCCTTGAAATTCAAATGCTATTTTCCTTGAAGGAATAAAAACATCAAGTTCCTGTTTTGGAATGATTTCTCCGATACGTGTTTTGTAAGCTGAAGGGATTAATGATTGAATAAATTGTCTGAGTTCTTCTTCAGGTTTAGAAAAATTATTAGAACATGATGGACAACCGGATTTATTAAAAATGTGGTTATATGGTAATTGTGAAAATGCTCCATGAATTGAGCAATTTATGTTAACATTGATCATCATATTAATATAATTAACCTGCGAATAATCATACTTATCACCATGAACTTCTTTAGCTTTCTGAATGAATTGTTTTTTGGTAGAAGATCTAATTTTTGACGAATTTAATTTAGAACATTCAGGACATCCACTTCTAGCATCTACATGAGAGTTTGGAATTTGCCAAAATGTTCCATGTTTAACACATATTATTTTCACCTTGGTTATATTGTTACTGTAATTAACTTCTGAATAATCATATTTATCTCCATGAACTTCTTTAGCTTTTTCAATGAATTGTTTAGTGGTTGATGAACGACTTTTAGCTTTTTTAATAGATCCACATTTAGGACATCCACAACCAGACAAATGTAAATATCCTATCTGACAAAATCGTCCATGTATTGGACAAATTATTATAATGTGTGATCTAACGTTAGTATAATTAACTTCCGAATAATCGTATTTATCTCCATGAACTTCTTTAGCTTTTTCAATGAATTGTTCGGCGGTCAATTTTTTCATAATTTGAAATTCACAAGCAAAAAAAAACCGACGAAAATCGTCGGTTTCTCAAATACGTTATAGAATTTGTTTAGAATTCTTCAGCGATTTCGATTTTTGTTGTGTCAGTATGTTCTAACAACAATTTTTGACGTTCTACCGGAGACAATTCTGATAAAGAATTATAATACTCAGAATTTACATGATAAGAAGTATCATTAATTCTAATTTGAGTAAATTTCGATTTACGAACTCTTTCACCAGCATTAGCTCTACGAGCGTAATAAGAGGTGATATTGTTAACTATCGGCATTACCTTTGCTACTGCATTCAATGCAGCCAATTCATTTTGAACCTCTTCAGTAGCTAAAAGATCTTTAAGAACTTCTGAACCGTTAACACTTTCAACGAATGTTTTACGAATTTCAGAAATGTCTTGATCGTCTTTCTGATTCCAAGCCTCAACAATGTTGAGAATTTTACCAACTAAATCACTAGGACTTAATTTTTCACTGATAGTTTTAACTCCTAAAACGACAGTTTCTGTGTCTAAAGGTGTTCTTACATACTTTTTCTTTACTGTGTCAACTACTTCTTCAGTGTCAACATTTTCCAATTCGATGTTTTTATCTTTCATCTTTTAAAAAATTATTTTATATTATAATTATAATTAAACATAACTCCTTTTGTTATGTAGTGAAACATATAGGATTCGAACCTATAATTTGAAGTTTTCAGATTTTACACAAATCTTTCTTTACTACTGAGCTAACCATGTCTCTCCTATGTTTCATAATCAAACCTCTATAATAGGATGATGAGTTTCAATTATTTCTTCAATCAATTTTTCCTTACTTTTATCTGACGTCATGTTTTTCAATCTATTATATAGCGAGTTTTTCAATCTATAAGTTTGCCCTTTAATTTTAACATATACGTCAGATTTAGAATTCCCAGTTACGGGTTTTTTCTTTCTTCTTATAAGTTTCCTGTCATCTTGCATTTTCTTTTCCAATTCCCTAAATTCAATGCTAGACATTTGATTCCAATTGATTGATTGAATGTTTATCTGTTTATCTTCTAGAATTATACCGTCTTGCATTGAATTTAGATTTTGGTCGGAATTGGAAATATTATTAAGAGCTTATATTTTTTATAACCGTAGAAAAAACATTATATTAATAGAATCTAAAAACTTTTTTATCAAGCCTTTAATACCTTTAAATCTGTAGTAGCTAATTTATCAAAATATCTATTTATAATTTGTTTTTTCAATTGTTCTTGATGACCTGTATTATAATTTAATGTTCCACTGTTTTCATGGAAATTCCAAATATATAAAGGTTCACATATTTGATATGAAGTTGTATTTAACATAGTTCTAATTATTAAATCTAAATCATCTAACACATCTAGATTTATATCGTGACATCCTATTTTTTCATATATTGATTTACGCCAAGCCCGTAAATGTGCTGGCATAATCCCTAATTCTAAATGTTTAATATTTATTTCAGGAGTTCTAAAAGCATTTACATCTAAAACTCCATATTTAATATGATTGAGAGCATATCTATATAAACAGCCTATAGAATTAAAATAATCATGATCTCTTGAAATATTATCATTTAATGCTATATAATCCGAATAAACAAATCCAACTTCAGGATTTTGAAAAGCTTTATATACTTTTTCTAATGCCGTATCCATCAAATAATCATCATGATCTAATTCCAAAATAATTTCTGATGAAGAAGAAATTAAATTACAGTTAACATATTTCATTAATCCAATTTTATGTTTATTAGGATTCGATAAAATAGGAATAACTTTAATATTCATATTATTCACTATATTGACATGATGACATATTTGTTTATCTTCTGATGAATCTAAAATAATCCATTCCCAATCTGTAAATGTTTGATTAAGTACAGATTTTATAACATACCCCCAATTATCATGATATTGGTGTGTCGGTGTTATTATCGATATTTTCGGTTTAAACATTATTGTAATCTTATTTGTAATGTCGCTTGTTCAGTAATTTTTGTTATAATTTTATAAGGATTTCTAATATTTGACTTATTGTAACTTAACCAATCAATAAACTCTTGAAATTCCTCCATTAGATTATTTAATTGATCTAAAGACATTCCATCAATTTGTAAATAAATTGTCATATTGTTGTTTGGATCTGAATCATAAAAAATTGTCAATTTCCCTAATTCTTCAAAATATCCCTTCATCATTCGATTAGGATCTTCCCAAAATTTTGTCCAGAAAATATCATCATTTTTAACCGGAGTTCCTTTGATGGAAATATTTTCAAATTTGCCAATAATATAATTCCTTCTTTTTTCTTGTTTATCCATATCCTGATTTTCCTAATTAATTCAACCTCTGGAACACATTTGCACATGTACAAATTTACATCTATAGTCCCCCCATAAAATTTTTCTAATGCCTTAACTTTTTGCAGTACTTGAAACTATTCGAATTATCATTTTTAAATCCTGTACAGATTTGATTGACTATATAATATCTGTTTTTAGTATTAATCGATATATTTAACGTAATTTAAAATGGTAAGTCATCTGTATCATCCACAAATATATCATCCCAAGAATTTTCATTTGTTTCTCTTTTTGGAGTTTCTATAATATATTTTTCTTTCAGAGAATATTTTTTTATACGATTAGTGATAGTATCGTTCATGTTAAATACTAGCTTTCCAAAACAACAATCCAGAAGATATACTATTGAATAATCGTCAACATTTCTATTAGTTCTACCAATAGTTTGAATAATTTCTTCTTTGGTAGCAGCATTATAATATGTTGGATATCTGGACATTTTTCTTTTTATGTAATCAGATAAAGGAGGATATGGTGTTTTAATCAAAATGTTGAAGCGGGCTAGATCATCTTTTAAATCTATGCCAGTAGTTAAAGACGGTCCCACCATAATCAAAGGTCTTGAGTCTGTAGCTTGGAGTTTTAACTGATATTCTTTCTCTTTTGAATCATTATAAAATAAAAACCTTTGTTGAAATTCTATCGGATAATTTATTAATAATAACCGTAATTTTTCCTTTATATTGGAAGTATGTGTATGAATTATTCCTTTGTCATTGGGATGTTCATGATGGACAATGCTTATAACATCAAACAATACATTGTCGATATTTTCATCAAAATTTTTATAATTTAACCAACCTGAATTTATCAATCTAATCGGAGATTTTTCATAGTTAAATGAATCTGGAAGTTTCAATACTGCATAATCTTCCGATTTGAGTCCATAAATATCTACAAAATCATCCACATTTATAGTTGCAGACATAAATAATCCTTTATTTATATTTGATAAAAAATATTCATGTATTAATGATGTTTCGTCTAAATCTTTTATAATATGTCGACATAAATCATTATTTGCCCATTTTGTTTCTATATATAAATCATCTATACGATTTTCACATAAATCAATTATATGTTTTGCTGAATCATAATTATTTTTTAATGATTCTGCGATTTCGAAAAGTCTATTTTTAAGTGGTGGTAATTCCCCGTTAGATCTGGATAATAGTTTAGTTATTATATTTTTAAGTAATTCTATATACTCTTTAAAATATGATATAAAATCTGACAGCAATATCGGATTTTCATGAGCATTTGTGAATTCTGTATTAAACAATTTTTGTTTAATTTTCATAATTTCACCTACCAATTCTTCCGAAATATGTTTGGAGCATTTATTCAAATGTGCAGCATTGATATCGTAAGAATATGTATCATTTATTATCTTAGAAATTTCATGAGCTTCATCACAAATAGTTAGAAATCTTGGATCAAAATAAGGATTATAACTATTTAAAACAGTTATGAAATAATGATAGTTTAAAATAGAACAATCTGAAGTAACAGATTTATATCGAGCTATTTTATATTCACATGTTTCATTACATTGGATGAATCTTTCACCTTTTTTACCAACAGCTATGTCATCTCCAGACATTCCCACACATGTTCTGTTTTTATATGTCGGATTTATATCAAAATTATTTATTTCATTGTTATATCTAAGTTGATAATCACATACATAATTATCTGTTCCTTTAAGTATGAATAAAGATGAATCGTTGAGTCTAAAACGTTCCTTATCTCTGTTAAATTGTTCTTGTAAAGCTTTTGTGGATGTCAAATAATAGCTTTGTTCTTGATCTGAATCATTTAATAATTTTGAACAAATAGACAAACATAGACCTATTATAGATTTTCCAGATCCTGTTGGTGCTTGGAGTATAACATATTTTTTATTCTCGATATAATAATTTTTAAGAATACAATATAATGTATTAACTAGTTGCTGGTTAAATATTATCCCTTTTTGAGATAATATTTCCTTGCAGTTTTTTATAGCATTGACGATATCGTTTTGAGTCATCATTAAAAAAAATAAAAAAGAGATGTTAATATTGCTGTTTTTTATCGGATTGAATGTTATTCGGATTGATAGTTGATTCTTTAACTTGTCCTGATTTATTCATCTTCAAAATGTTTGAAATATCCTCCTTCCGGAACATATTCCATTTGTTTCAATAATATTAAATGTTCATCATGCGCATAATTATTATCAATTACCTCATATTGTATCATTAATCCTGATGAAATTTTTTGAACCCAAACTGTGTCACCAATTTGATAAATAGGTTTATTTTCATCAATGTCCTTTATACTTTTGGTCGGAGTATATGCAAAGCCTACAGTAAGTAATAGTATTAATGCGCAATATGTAAAGATAATTGTATATGATTTTTTCATGTTATTTATTTTTAGCAGACAGTAAGGTAAGTATGTTACAAATTTTTGGTTGAAGACTTAATATGTTTTCGGCATACATAGATATTGTTTCTCCAGATGAGATATTATCATCAAATATTAATACATTTTTTCCTGTTATCATTTCGATTATTTCATTTTTACGTTTTTTGGTCACCTTATTAGTTATATGATCTGCAAAATCTAAATATCTTATTAAGAATCTATATTTTGGAGGTATCATTTTCATTTCGAATGAGCCGTAATCTTTTTCTATCATTTTTACGAAATATGAATATAATCTTTTTGACAATTCTAGACCTTCCTTATCTCCATAATCTTTACACAGTTTGCCGTAATCTAATGTTTCTAAAAGATCTTCAGCATCCGGTTTGATAAATTTATCCTTAATTAAATCTATGTGTAATATGTTATCAATTAAATAATTAGCCAAAATATTATTTAATTCGTGTTTGCTTGGTATTACAACCATAGTGTCATAAAAATTGTCCAATTTTTTGGATATTTTTAAAAATCTATCAATCATGAAATTCATTTGTTTTTCTTTATCTATGAAATTCCATCCTTTTATTTCTTTTAAAGCATATATTAGTGGATTACCATCTATATTTTCCCCATATTCATTGTAATAATCTTTTCTTCTAAAAATGGAAAAAACGTTGTACGATTTATTATCCACTTCTATACGGTAATTTTTAGGATTAAAATCTAAAGAGGTGTCTACAGCATCTTCGTGATCGTCTGTAAACATTACTGTTTTACGTTTTTGATCTATTATTAATCCTTCAAATAGTGGTTTCATATTATTCTAATTCTATGTTGAAATCGTTTCGTTTCAGTAATTTATTAATCATATTCGAAGTATCTTCCCAAAGTTCTTCAATACCTTCAGATAATGAGTCGCAATACTGAGTGTCTATTTTAACATTATTCCCCATAATATCTTTTCGTCTAATTTCGTATGATAATCCATTTTTGCAAGACGTTAGCTTAACATAAAATAATGCCTTTTTATCGTTTCCTTCATAACGAAGTGGAATTTCATTTCCCGAATATATTATATCTCGAATTTCGATAACTCTATTTAATTGAATATTTTCATAAGTTCTTTGATCTACATCTAAATCTAATTGATGTAACATTTCGTGTGTTGAAATTACAGATTTAGCTCCAAATCCTTTATGTTCGGCAGATATGGAACCATCAGTGAGTGGAGTTTTAAACAAAATTCGAACTTCTGTTGATTCTTCTCCGACCCTTATAATGTGCAAACCTATAGTGTCAGAATATGGAATTATTTTATTTTTCAAATATTCATATTCGGGAAGTTGACGTATAGATGTTTTCTTTTCTTTTATGGATTGTGACATTAACATTTCAACTAAAGACATATTATCTCCGTTTACGTTAATATCCACTACTTCATTCCATACAATCCTTCTAATATCAAAATCAATCGGAAATTCATACCAAACTCCACGAGTTACATACAATTTATCATTTTTAGTAATTGTAACTACCGGCAATAATAGACTACCATCTAATATGATTACATCCCCATCTAATTCTTTAGAATATTGATATTCTCCGGAATCATTTTTAGTTACAATTCCGGACGACATCATTTTATGAATAGTAGTTTCAAAAGCTGTTTCAGAAATTTGAGTTTCATTTATTATACGTTCTTTAGTTACAGGAATATTACAATTTGATAATACTCCCATAATTTTTATTTCTGTTTTATTATATGTTTGATACATTTTAAATATTTTCTTTCTTTATAATTGTTGACTTTTTAAATTTTAAATCGATCAATTCCGAAATATACATATCCTCTTCAGAAGTAGATTCTATATAATTGAGATATGATTTTGTAGATTCAACTTCTTTTTCTAAATCTAAAATTTCATCTTTTGTCAATTTACTCACAGATATTCTTAATACTTCATAAGGAAGTTTATGAGTATCTAAATCTTTTTTGATGTCAGATATAGGTCTTTTAGATATTATAATATTACCGTCATTAACTAATGTTATGAAACGAATTATATTACTAAGATCTTTTATTTTTTCATTCAAAACCTTTATCAATCGAATTTTTCGATTTTTATAAATTTCTAGACGTCTTTTAACGAAGATATCAATTAATTCGAAAGGATTTTCCAATTGCATAATAGATTTTCCATCAGTATCTATTACATTTAAAGTATCTGTCGGAACCTTAGCAAATAATTTGAATATTTGAAAAAATTTCCATTTATCCGTGAGAAATTGATTAAGTCTTCCATGAGGAAATGTGATAACATATTTTATATTATTTCCTAAAGATAAATTAGAATATTTTGTTATATATCCTTTCGTAATTAATTCGTCTAGATGTTCCCTATATTTAGACGATTGAACATTATATGGTAAGTCTGTGATCGTCATTACATCTTTATTAGCATCTAATGAAAATTCTCCAATGGAATAATAACAATCCTTATTAAGGTTCTTTATAAATGATGAACCTTTACAACCTACAACTTCCGGAATTAAATCTATCATTTGATCTTGACAAGTTCCTTTAGATATTGATTTTATACAATTATCTATAACAGAATCTAAAGTATATGAAAAACTTCTAAATGAAAATCCAAAACCTGGAGAATTTGTCCTATATAATAAGACTATTGGAACTATTGGTAATAGATATTTAGGTTCTATTTGTTCACCTTCTTCTACTTTTATATCAAATAATTCTTTATCGTATTCGAACATATCAAAATGTTCTGATCTCATTATTGACAAATATCTTGAAGCTACCGAGATTTTCGTATTGCGGATATCCGGCATTTGTCCTATCATTTTAAATGGTTTATATTTAATCAGATAGTCTGAAGCCATTTGAACTGAAGTGTTGTGTAGAGACATTTCGCCATGGTGGTATTTTAGCTTCATTGTATCCCCAAGAAATGAGGGTAATTTTATCTTGACCTTTTCTTTTCCTTTCAAATCACCTACCATTCCGGCGTAAACTATTTTTCTAGCACCGCTGCGAAGTCCATCCATAATACTTGGACATGCCCTGGTCTCTATTACATAGCGAGCAAAGTCTTTGACTTCATTGTTTAGAAAATTCGATATTTTTCGTTTGATTATTATATCTTCAACCATTATTCTTCTTAGTATTTTTCATTTAATTCATCTATCATATTCACAGAAACAAACACTAAATTGTCATAATCTCCGCTTTGAGCTTCCGAAATATATTTGTCTATTTCTTCTTTAGATTTTTTTTCTTTTTTCATGGATTCTTTCACATAAGCTATAATGTTAAATGCGTTACCATTAATTCCAACTAAATCGTATTTTTTCATATTATTTTATACTGTTAATTATTTCTTTTATTGAATGTTTTATTTTTTCTTTGTCATTATTCCAATCATTCTCCCATATTTCGTAAAGTTGTATTCCTAATTTTTGACATGATTGTCTTTTTCTTTCGTCCCTTTCTTCAGCATCTATGTGTTTATGCCAGTATTCTCCTTGAAATTCGAATGCTATCTTTATTGAAGGAATAAAAACGTCTAACTCTTGTTTTGGAATGATTTCTCCAAGTTTAGTTTTGTATGCTGAAGGAACTAATGATTGAATAAATTGGCGAAGTTCTTCTTCAGGTTTGGAAAATGTGATAGCACATTTAGGACATCCGCAAAAAGAAAAAATGTGAGAGTTAGGAACTTGCCAAAAACTTCCATGTTTTCTACATATTATTTCTACTTTTTGAAGTGTATGCTTGTAATTAGTTTTAGAATAATCGTATAAATTTCCATGAATTTTTTTAGCTTGTTTTATAAATTCTTTCGTTGATAAACTTATATTTAAGCTTCTTTTAATATTGGCACATTCTGGACATCCTTGTTCGTAATATATGTGATGTGCCGGAGTTTGCCAAAAACTTCCATGAATTGGACAAATTATTTCAACCTTAGTTTTATAGTTACTATATCGACTTTTCGAATAATTGTAAAAATCATTGTGAACTTTTTCTGATTTCTGTAAAAATTGTTCTTTTGTTAAAAGTGTCTTCGTTTTTCGATTTATCATTCCACATGATGGACAGTTACGTCCCCAAATATGGGACCTAGGCTCTTGCCAAAAACTTCCATGAATTGGACAAATTATTTCAACTTTAGTTCTACAATCAATATAATCAACTTTTGAATAATCATATTTATCTCCGTGAACTTTTTGTGATTTTTCGATAAATTGTTTCGTAACGAAGCTAGACATTTATATTCCTACAGAAAGTTCATATTTAATTGCTGGATGATGTTGATAATTTTCAATCTTAAACATATCAATATTTAAAGTATTTAACCAACGATCCAAATCAAATCCCATACGAGGAATCCAATAATCATCTGGAGATGTAACACAGTCAATATTTAATGTTGGGAGTGGGAATGGTTCTCTGTCTTTTTGTTCAGACAAATATGTTTCAACTTGTGTATCATAAATATGAATATCTCCGCCGAAGAATGTTAAAATGCCTGGTTTATATCCTGTAATTTTTGCTAAAAGATGCGTCAGAATAGCGTAAGACGCGAAATTAAACGGATTGCCCAACATGAAATCATTTGAACGTTGAAACCAACCTAAATCAAGATATTCATCTCTTATACATACTTGGAACATCATGTGACATGCTGGAAGTGCTTGTTCTCCATCGGTATAATCTTTTGCATTCCAAGCGTCCACAATATGATATCTAGAATTTGAATTTAATACTATATTATTTATCAAATTTTTCAATTGATCTACACCATTAGCATGTCTCCATTGGTATCCATAAATATTTCCCAATTTACCGTAAGGTTGTTTATCATTTTTACATGATTCTATCCAATCTTCCTCACTCATTATTTCACATTCTAATTCTTTTTGATTTTTACAATAAAATTTGTATCCATCACCATCCCATATATGAACATTATTTTTCAAAAGATAGTGAATGTTTGTATCTCCACGCATAAACCATAAAAGTTCGTGAATTATTCCCGGAATAAACATTTTTTTAGTGGTTAGTAAAGGAAATCCTTCTTGTAAATCAAAATCTAATTTTTGAAAGTGGATGCTTTTCGTTGGCGGCATTCCAGGACGTGCCAAATCTTTATAAACTCCATCTTGAAGTATTTTATCACATAAATCTAAGTATTTTCTCATTATCTATTATTTAAAAATTCAGTATATTCTTTACTATTTAAAATATCGTTTGATTTGTTTTTCATTATAAACATGTTAATGACATTATGACATTCGGGACAATATCAGTGAACTCCTCTAGCGTGTCCATTTTGTCCCATATTATCTATTACACATCTTTCGTCAGAATCGCAAACAAATTCGCAATCACATTTATCACATACGAATTTTATTCTAGCAATTTTTGTTAATTGTTTAAGATATTCTGGATTTCCTTGTTTAATTATTTTCATTTTTATTTAACTTTTACAAATTTTGACATTTTTATACCGCATATTGGACAAGAATGATTATACCAAGTGCTTACGCCTGTCACAGTATGTGGGAATTCATATTCAGATAAAGATATGTGTGATATGTTTTTACATAATTTACATCTGAAACTGACATGAGTATTATTCTGTTTTGACATTTTTTAAATATTCTTCACTTTCTTCAATTATACGAAGTATTCTTTGATATTCTTCTGAATCTTCTTTTATTAATTGGGGATTGATACATTCTATTTTTTTCTATTTCAGAATAACAAGCGATTATTTCAACATCACTATATATTTCTTTTATTTTCCTATGAAATTCTATAATTTCATTTACAGATCTTTTACTGATAAATTACTAAAATTATTTTATCTTTCAATGATTTTCGCATTATGTTGTTTTTTATTCAGTTTAACAAATATTAACTAAATGTTGTTTTTAAGTTTGTAAAATATATCGGCTTCTATTATTTCTATCAAATTTACATCTTTATTCATATTATAATATGAAGATTTGGGAATACTTACGGCAATTTGACGTGTTTCACAATTTCCTACCGGTTTATTAATTAGTAAAAAATCCATACTTTCTGTAGAAGAAAATCCAACAAAAATAACAGTATCGTCGTTTATTATTTTTATGAATCTATATTTTTTACCTTCATATTTTCTATATTTTCTAGATATGAGATATTTACTTATGTTTGTTTCTAGTTCTTCAAAAGAATTGAAAACGTCATTAGTTAATAATTTATATCCATTATCTACAATATGTTCAAATATATTTAAGGTCTGACTTAATTCTTTTGTTGTCATGTTACTTCTCATTTTAGTTATATTAACGCTATCATAGATGCTGCGATAGTTTCTTGTTGATTGCTTGTATCGACTGAATAGTTATTATATTCGTTATTTGATAAAGGTTTGAATTTTCTTACATACCTTTTACAATGAAAACATACGAATCTAACATGAGTCAAATTATATTCCCGCAGTTCTTCCATATCTTTATTACATAAGTCGCACTTCATTATTTCATTCTTCTAGTTATTCTACCTATACTTAAATCGTATGGACTCATCTCTAACATAACTTTATCACCTTTTACAATTTTAATGAAATTCTTTCGAATTTTTCCGGAAATATGTGCTGTGATTTCGTGACCGTTTTCCAAGGTTACTCGAAATCTTTCATTCCCTAATGATTCCGTAACTATTCCGTATTGTTCTATTAAATTTTGTTTTGACATAAATTTATTAATCTTGTATTCTGTCAGGTATTGAACTTCTTTTACCTACAGAACCATCTTTTCTTCTTTTCTTTTGATTTGTTTTTGCAAATTGTCTTAATGTTTTTTCTGGCAATTCAGACAACTTTTCGATATCGTCATTAATCCATTTTGAATCTAGTTCTCCACGTTTATGAGATAAAGCCATAGCCATTAATCTTCTCTGTGCTTTAGATCTGGCTCTTTCACTTAAATTGTCTGATTTTTTATCGAAATATTGTTTTTCTAATTTATCATCAAAATAAAAATATCTTATCATTTTATACCGAATAATTAAACACATATTAGAAGTTTTTAATCAACTTCAATAATATCTTTAGTTTTTATATTATTTAATTGTTCATCATTAATCCAAAATTCTTGAATACCATGACCATAATGATTTGGCGTGAAATCATTCAGAATATTATACCATTCTAAAGGAGATCCTTTTTGAAAATGTTTTGAATATTTCTTGTCAGGATTGTCAAATTCTGGGAAAGGATCTTGATAACATTCACATTTTTGTGATAAATACCAATCTATCAATTTTAGTTTTCCGAAAGAATACGCAACCATCGTACTATTTTCATAGTTGGAGGATCTCATCATATTCATTACTAAAATATAAATTTTGGTTTCTTGGATTAATCTAGTTTCCATTATTATTGATTATTATATATTGCTTCTTCTATTAACGATTGATTGATGTTTTCCGAATTGAAAAATCTTATATCAAAAATATTTGTAAATTGATTACATTTATTAAGTTCTTCTATGAATTCATTGAAAAATTTGAAATAATTTTCAAATCCTATGATTTTCTGGATTGTTTCCCAAATATTTGAATATAATTCTTGTGGAGTTGAAAAATCTTTATTGATTATATAATCTAATTCAGATTCTTTATTATTTAATGACCATTTCAAAATGATTTCAGATAACTTTGTTTTCAACGTTTCATTTTGTTGTAAACATGTGAAATATTCACATTTCAGACACTCAGTAAAAATACTTAATTCTATATCTGCGGATAATTTTATAATTATTTTATTTGAAAATAAGTAATACAAATCCATTAAGTTGCTCAATGGATTTATATTTTCCTTAATCATGTTTTTAAAACAAAATTCAGAATATTCTGAATATTGTAATTTAAAATTATCTAATAATTTTTGCACTCCATTATTTTCTATATAATGAAGATATGCCATCATTCCTCCATATAATAAATTAATTAATGAAGATTCTAAATCATCATTTATTTTTCTTAACAAGGTCAGTTCTTGTTGCATTTTCATAAGTTATAATTGATACATTATATTTTCGAGCTTTTTGTACTTTAGTCGAATTTGATTCTAAAGAATCAACTATTAAATAATCAGTATTTTTGGTCAATGTTGTGCGAATTAAATTTGGATTTATTTTTTTAATTAATTCAACATATTTTTCTTTTGTAATCGCAATATTTGATGGAGGATCTCCACTCATTTCATAACTTATGTTATTTTCCGAAATGACAGGTTTTTTAATAACTTTAATTCCATAATCGTTTAATTTTTTCATAGATTCAACTATTTTCACATATCCTGAACCTTTACAAACATTAATTAAAACTTTTTCTGGAATATTAGAACTATCATTAGTTAGTTTTTGCAATAATTGGGCAATTTTTTCACTTAAAACCGTTCCCACATTATCAAATTGTAACATAAATATTACGTCTGAAAGATAAAAAGTTTTCATATCATAAATTTGACAAAATTTATGATATACTGCAGAATCGAAACCTAAAGTTTCAGCAAATTTTAATTTTAAATTTGGATCAAACATTTCAATTATGTTAAAATTACATACAGATCCAATAGTTTGACAATGAACTTCTCCAATTCCTTTAATATTTAAAGAATTGAAAGCATTGATAAATTTAGAAGATAATGTAGTATCTCTATCTTCAACAACTAAATGTTTTCCTTCTCTTTTGTATTTGATATCTTCTGGAAGAATTATATGATCCGATTTTACAACAACTTTAACGATGACCGGAATTATATCTCCAGATTTGGTTATTTCGACTATAGATCCAATTCCAATTCCATTACTAATCAGATATTCATAATTATATCCTGAAGCGTTTTCAACTTTGGAACCATCTAACATGACCGGATGTAAGTTAACTATTGGAGTTAGTTTGCCAGATTTTTTGACAGTCCAATTAAAACCGATAACTTTAGACTGTGCAGTTTCACTAGGAAATTTCACAGCTGTCATATTATCTGGATAATTATTTTTAATAACTCTATGTTCAACTTTTTTAGCCGATATTACAATACCATCACAAGCGTATGGAAAATTTTCCGATTTGATATTATTGAAAAAAGTTTGTATTTTTTGATATGATTCGTTAGATCCTATTCTGTAATCCATTTTAGACCAAACAAACGTATGTGCAAACGTTTCGGTAAGTATGGGATTGCAACCATCCGTGCAAGCGATAAAATCTAAATCATTATAATAATGATCTGGAACTTTTTTATCACTACCTAAACAAGCTGAAACAAAACTTCTTGGATGCGAATATTCATCAGAATATTTTTCATTGAAAATCGATTTTTTGACCAACAATTCTCCATTGATACAATTCGTTGCAAAAGGATAATTTTCTATTAATCCTTTTATGCGTTCTATGCGTTGCAATTTTTTGGTCACATCTAAACCCCCTCGAGTAGTTATAGTAACTTGTCCATTTATATGTTTTTCGAAACGTAAACTACATCCATCAAATTTAGGAGCTACGTAATATTCATTAATAGTTTGGTGACATTTATTGAAAAACTTTTTTATGTCTGAAATTACCGATACTGGAGTTTTATATTTAATTTTGTTGAGAGACACCATCAACCCAACATTATTATTTATTTGATTTACAAAAGTAAAAACACCATCTTTAACGATGGTGTTTGTCATAAATTCATAAATATATTGAAGAGTTGGATTATCACTGTCTTTAACTATTTCTAATATTTCGGATTCTAAATTATCGAACTCTTCATCACTCATATCAACTTCTAGATTTAAGTTGTATTTGAGCATGGCATCTTTCCAACGTGTGAAATTTGATTGAAGATTTCGGTATTGTTCTTGAATTATATCATCCAAGTTATTAAATGATTCGGATATATTTTTCGATGTTATCATGATTTTCTAACGTATGTTTCAAATTTGAAAAAGTTGGATTTGTCGATTTCCGTTGTAAATCTAGTCCATTTATTGGATGTTAACTTGGGGAAATAAACATCAGCTTCTGGATAATCATCATTAACTACTGTTAAATGTATTACTTGAACTTCAGGTAAAAATAGTTTATATATTTGAGCACCTCCAATGATCCAAACTTTTTCATCTCCCGCTATGTTGTGTAATACTTCTTCTTTAGAATGATAAAAATCGACATCTGAATGAGTACTAGTAATATCTTTTGATGTTAAAACAATATTTCTACGATTTGGTAAGGGTCTAAATTTTTGTTGAAGAGATTCCCAAGTTTTAAATCCCATAACAACCGTACATCCTGTTGTTAATTCTCTGAACATTTCCATATCTTCAGGAATTTTCCATATCAAATCACCTTGAAATCCAAGTTCATTATTTTTACCTACGCATGCTATTAAATTCATTTTTGCTTCAGAGTAAAGTCTCAAAATATTATATAATTTATTTATAGTTTATATAACCGGTGAAAATAAAATTTATTGATAGAAACATTATTCAATATTGTCTTGATTTTCCGAAATGGATGTTCTCACGTTTTTGATAAAATTGATGGCTCCTTCTAAACCTAAACTAATAATATAATTTTGAACATTTTCATCAACTTGCACATTGTTATTTTTTAATAGGTTAATTATTTGATCTCTTGTTTCTGGATCTTCCAATGTGGTGATTTGATCTTGGATTTCTAAATTTTTTTGAAGTTTATTATATTCTCCTAAACCATGCAATATATCATATCTGGCTTCTTTTTCGTTTGGAACCCAAAAATAATTATAATTATAATTATTTTCGAAAAAGTTTTTAGTTATATGTCCTCCAAAATATTTTTGTAAATATTCATAAGCCCAATCAGTTTCTTCACCATTTTCAATGTAAAAATAATCAGCAATTTGATTATCTAAAGAAGCTACAATAGATTTACAAAATACCTGGATATTGTCACGTCTTTTATCTGTTGTGTTTTCAGGGTGCCATCTTTGAATGTAAAGTAATCTATCTATATGTTTAAATTTGCATCCATTCAAAAATGTTCTTACAACCAGTTCGTAATCATCACAATGTGACATAGTTCTATTATGGCCTCCTATTTTCATATAGAAATCTTTTCTCCAACATCTTATATGATTGGGTATGCCAACAATATGTCTTAAAGTCTTAGGATTTATTGGAGGAACAATACATTCATCTAATTCAATTTTTTGACCATCTAAAGGAAATTCTATTTCAGTATTTCTATATGATCCATATCCCATAGCAAAACCATCATCATATTTGGGAAGTTTTTCTATTACATATTTTTCATTAACATTATCGATTTTTACGTATGTTGAATTAGTAGCTATGAAATCGTAATCAACATTGTTGAGAAGTTCTTGTGTCATTTCCGGCATCAAGATATCATCATGATCTAATTCGGCTAAAAGCGTTCCTGTACATAACATAGCTGCACGATATTTAGCCTCTCCTATAGCTCCGTTAGATTGAAATTGAAATCTTTGATATTTTACACGTTTATCGTAATCTTCATTTGCTAATAATGTTTCATACAATTCAGAAGTTGGAGAATCATCAACAATTACCCATTCCCAATTCGGATTTGTCTGTTTCATTAACGAATAATACAATTCCTGTAAATATTCCGGATCGGTTTGATATAATGATGTGAAATAACTGACTTTTTGACATGCTAAATCTTGCAATGAATAAACCGCATTCATTTTATTCAAACGAAAATCCTTATCATAATCGAGATTAGTATTATTAATACGTGCCAAAAGACAATTTATATCACATTGCACATTTGTTGTTTTTTTGATAACAGTACAACTTGACCATAAATCATGATATATGGTTCTAATTTCTAACTCCCTATATAATCCAGAATTTATTAATATATGAATAGGTTTCCAAACTTCTCCATGATATGGTTTACCTTGTTCATAATTAGATATTTGTGTTAGTTCGAATTGTTCTGGCATACTATCATGACAAACTACGCAACCATTGTTTTTAATTGAGTTTAGAGCATTGATGATATCTTTTGCTGATTGTTCACACGAATGATCTCCATCTATGAAAATTAGATCATATTCTTTTTCATTTTGTTTAAAAAATTCATCTGAAGTCATACAATATGTTACTTCATTTTTGAATTTTTCCATGTCTTCTGAAGAATAATATTCACATTCTACGCATGGATCAACAGATTCTTTCGTTTTAATATTGACTAAATCAAAATGATGTTCAGGATTTGACGTCCCTATTTCCAAATAACTTTCATAGTTATTATCGTCAATTAAGAAGTTTATTATTTCTGTTCTTGTCATGTTTCTGAATTATTTTGTTTCTGGATCAATTTCTCTCACAAAATCTATTTTTGGTTTGTCCGGAATATTTATATGTGGTGATTCTTTTATTATCAAATTATTGAGATCATTGAAATAATCATTCAATCTATCTATATAAGAATTTAATTTTGTGATGAGTTTGTTTTGATTAGTTATTTTTGTTTCAAGTTTTAAAATGTTTTTGTTTTGATTAGTTATTTTTTCTTCTAACTTTGTCAATCTCTCTTCCAATATTTCATTTTTAAGAGACACTCTAGCCTCTAATTTCTGCCACTGTTCGAAAATTATAGCGTCCGATTCTCTATTGACTTTTTTTCTATTTAATAAAAATGTTACAACTGCTGTTGGAATATTTGACGCTACAACTATCCCGATAACTTGCGTTAGATCGAATTTCATAAACTCTTAAAATTCTGAATTCCATATTATTTGTTTTATTCGGAAATATTCGATAAAACAGATTTATAATTTTTTATTTCTTTGTTTTGATTTTCTATGATATTGTTTTTCAAAGCGACATCATTTTTTAATTTTTCAATTTCCACTGTTAGTGAATTTTCCATTAATGTGTAATCTTTAATGTTGGTGTTGATAACATTAATAAGTGAATCTACTGCTTGTTCTGTAGATAGTTCTATTTTATTTTGTTTCATTTGAAAATATGATTTCCAATATCCACTAGTTTCCGTGAAAAAATATCCTGACATAACGATAATTCCTATCGATATAATGATTATCCCGGCGGTGATAGCATTTTTAATTGATTTATCCATGATTTATTATATTAAATTTTTGTTTCTTGATCTACTATTTCGTATTCTACTATTAATAAGTTGTGTTTCTTTTTTAAATATTTACAGTATTTATTAATCTTTCTTTTAACCGATTTTTGAGAAATACCTTTAAAAGATTTTTTCGTATTAAATATTTCCTTATTATGAAAAAGGACGGTTTGTTTGACGTTCCATTTAATATCTGGATATTTAAAAATAATATGAATTATTGTAAATCCCCATAATATCAAAAAACCAATATAATTAATAAACATTTGCTGATCAAATATAATGATATCTAAACAAATATAGTAAGTTGCTAATATCAAAAATATTAATAAAACGATACTTATTATTGTTATTGTTATAAAGCCGAAATAATTCCAAAAATTTTTCATTTTTTACGCGTTTAATTGTTGATTAATTTATTAGCTATATTGTGAGCTATGCTTTCAAGGTTTTTATCTTTAAGTATTCTACAATATAAGTAAATAAAAATCCAAAGAAATTTCCAAATCTTTTATATGTATTTAATAATTCTAATGATGATATTTTTAATGTGACATCGATTAAATTTTTACATAAGTTTAAATTGTAATCTAACATACGACTATCATCAGTAACTATGATTTGTTCCAACAATAATTTTATTTGATTAGAATAATTTTGCAAGGTTATAATGTTATTATTAATATTATATCTTTGTAAATTATTATTCAATTCTTTTGAAAAATTCATAATCATATTTTAACATTTTGACCAGCCACAATTTTTACAAGAAACACAACCATTTTCTCTAAAAAGCGATGTATCGCAATTGGGACATTTTTCTTCCAACATTTTATCGTCTAGATAATATTGCATTAATATTTTATTCAATCTAAAAGAGAATTTCGTAGATATGGGTTCCGATTTTTCTATAAGTTTACAAATTTTTTCAATATCTATATTTTCCCTCATTAATTTGGAAATAAATAAGGATAACAATTTTTCTTCCTTAGATTCCATTGAATCCAAATCTGCCAATTGTAAATCAAATTCTTCATTTAAACTAGATTCAAAATCATATTGATATTCATTACTTCTTATAATTTTAGTTATTCGCCCTTCAAGAATTTCTGAATCGGATTCATTTAAAATTTTCATACCATTTAATATGAAAACCTCGTAAGGTTTTTCATCAATTTCACCAACACAAATTCCCCAAGTCCGATTTTTGTATTGTAACCTATATAATTTGGCTTTTAAAATGTCTGGACGTTTAGATACGGGTTTAGAATCAGTTATTTTAAGTATTACTCCGGCTCTTGAATTTTCCCGATATACCGTATTACCTTTTAATCCATGTTTGTATGATTCTAAATATATGTTGGATATGGTTTCTTTTATAGTATCTTCTGGGAGATTAAATGTCGAACTTATTGAATGTGTAGTATAATCTTGAACATGTGATAATATTTCAATTCTATCATAAGGATCTATATCATTCGATAAAGATCCATACCATGGAGAAGATTGAAAATATTTGTTTAACTCTTCTTCAGTGAATGTGTTAATTTCTTCTTCAGTGAAATTATAATTTATCGTAATCCATTTTTTGAAAGTTTGATGAATATTTATAAATTCTTTGAACTTATTTCCATCGACATCTGTAAAATCGGCTTCTCCTTCGAATATCTTGACACGTCTTTTATAAAACGGTTGAAATAATGGTTCGACGCCAGATGTTGTTCCAGATAAAATAGATATTGTTCCGGTTGGAGCGACAGTAGACCAACTAACATTTCGACGACCATATTTACACATTCTATTATATGTACGTTTATCAAGATCATTGATAGTTTTTATCAATGGAATATCTTTTTCCAAGTTATAATCATATCCAACAAAAGATCCTCTTAATATTGATAGATCTACTGAAGCGTTAACTTCGGCAATCATTTTTGTAGAACATACTTTCTTAATAATTTCGCATGAATTTTTATCATATTTCATATTCAATGCTGCCAACATATCAGCTATTCCAAAAAATCCACAACCACAACGTCTACCTTTTAAAGTTATATCTATTATTTTATCATATAATGATATTATATTCATTGATATTATTTTGAAGTTTTCTTTCACATTTTCAGATTTATCTGAATTTTGAATATCAATGTTTTCGGCTTTAACTTTTTCGATAATATTTGTTAAATGCTCTACCTCTATATCTATTAAATGGTCAGCAATTATGAGTTGCCAATAAAAATCGTTCCAAAGTTTGGTATAGTTTATTGATGCGGTTTCGGTGAATGGATCGTCAATAACGGATAGGTAGTTTTTAGATATTAGCCGACAAGAATCGTAGGCGGACATGGCTATTTCTGAACAGTTGCCTAATAGTATTCCGTTAAATATTCCTTTATGTTTAAATGGTTCATTAAAACAATAAACCTTTTCAGCGACGCCTTTAGGTTTTATTGACTTTATTTTGATGAATTGTCTGGCATCCCTATTTTTTACCGAATTAAACGTTACCCTTTTAGTGTTCAGACCCATTAAAATAAGTTTTTGAACATCAAAAGAAGTTATGGTCAATCTCCATAGTTCTTTACAATCATATTCTTTATTTCCAACGGTTATATATCCTTTATCTCTTAATGGAAATGAACTTTTTCCAGCTTTTCTAGATCTGTTATATTTAGATTCTATTCCTAATGTCATCAGCATTAGTTTTAGATTTTTAATGAATTCTTTATTTATTGACGATATTTGACAACTTTCCCCATATAATCCATTACAACCTCCTGATGAACATCCATCAGCATCAATCAATCCTGATAACCAATTTAATCTAGTTTTTATGGTATATTCTACTCCCGGTATCCAATCACTAGCATTCAACTCAAAATCGGGTTTAAAATTAGCTACCTTAATTTCGTCTTGATAATATATTGAATTTTCAGAGATATTTCCAGACATATAGATTTCTAATGAAATTTTTTCGTCATAAAGTCCGATTATTCCTTGACTTTTTGTTCCATCCCCACTAAAAAATCCTTGCGTATATGCTTTCTTTTCTTCCATATTCAATTCTCCTTCAATAACGGGATAATTAAATTTTGAAATTTTATCACCTATTTTAAGATTTTTAAGTTCTGTCATTATTTCGTGACCACCTCTACTCCAACCTTCCCAAATTGGAAATTTATGATAATCGGTAACTCCCGGTAAAATAGTTCCATCGGTTAATTCAACTTCTGAAACCTTTATATTTTCTCCGGTTATCCGAGGAATAACTTTCGACCATACTTTACCATTCCAAATTTCAACTTCTTTACCGACTAAAGAATCTATTCTCTGATGTCCATTTTTAGTCAAAATCAATGTTTCTCCGACAACACATGGATTCGTTGATATTGCAGCATACATTGGATATACAGAATCAGTACCTAATTTCCAATTGCCGGAAAATAAAATACCAGGTTCTGCAACTTTCCAAGCATAATGAATTATATCGTCCCAAATATCTTTAACTTTTTCAACTTTGAAATAGTAGTTATTTTCTGTATCATATTTCAATAATCCTATTTCATTATCAGCAAATGCTACTTTTATTTTTAATTGTGTTTCTTCTTCCGAAATTTTTATATCAACAGGAAATCTTTGAACAATATATTCTTGATTGGAAATGACAGCATTCATAAATTCATCACCACACAATACTGATAGGTTTGCTCCTGTGACTTTGGTTAAATCTTGTTTCAACCGTATAAATTCTCTAGAATCTGGATGTAAAACATCCAAATTAACCATCAGTGCTCCTCGTCTTCCGTCTTGTGCTACCACATTATTCTCGTTAGAGAACTCTTCCACAAATAAACAAGGTCCCGTAGAAGTTTTCGACTGATTTTTAACGATAGAACCTTTAGGTCTTAATGTGGAAACATTAATGCCTACGCCACCTCTAGCCTTTTCTAAAATTTTCATTTCTCCAATACTGTGATGAATCCCTTCCAGACTATCGATCGGGGAATCAATTACGAAGCAATTAGAAATTGACGAATAATTTGTTTTATTTCCTATGCCATATATTCCAGAACCTCCAGGAAGCATGTTATCATAAGATATGTATTTTTGTAGAACTGAATTGATGTAAGATAAACCTTCATCATATTCAGAATTATTAACTATTTTATACATTTTCAATAAGTCTTCACTTACATCTAGTTGATGTATATTGTCAAATCCTAAACGATCGATATCTTGAACAATATTTTGATATATTTTACACGCAATATTTTCTATTAAACGCGTTAATGTATATTCTGAAGATTCATCATTTAGACGATACTTCATGTTCCAGACATTAAAAGCTAAATCATTGTTTTTAAAATGCGGCCACAAATGGTTATTCATATAATTATATCTATTTAACTTCTCCATTATATTTTATTATAAATTGAAACTGTGTTTCCTTGTTTATCGTATTCTTTTTTGACTTCGTAAGTTGTTGTTTCTCCGAAATCTTTAATATTATGATCTACAACAAATACCGATTTATCTTCGAACTTGTGAATTATGTCCACATATAATTTTTGATAATCTACTGATTTATATGTGAGATTTTTACCTTCCGAAAGTTGACCTGAAAGTTCATCTACAAGTATATGTGATAATGAATTTTTGATATTCAAAATCGCCATTGTGTAAATCAAAGATAATCCACAAAATATCGTTTCCATGCCTGATAGCTGGGATACTGGCGAATAAGTTGCCACTCCGTTATTATTCGTAATCATGAAAAGATTGGAATTAGAATCCCAAAATAATTCAAAATCAACCTTATCTAAAAGTTGTGACAAAGTATTATTTAAAAATGTTCTGTAATATTCGAAAATGATTAATTTGAAATCATCCTTAATTAAATTATCGTAAATTTTATAAAGTATTTGTTCATGTTTATACTTTAACAATAGATTATATTTTTCATTGAAAGAATTTAAAGAATTATCTAAATTGGTTAAAGATATTTTACATTCGGATATTTTCTCATTTAATGAATCTAATTTTTCTTTATATTCATCATGTTTCGTTTTTAAACCGGTTTCTTTTTCTCTAAGTTCATTATATTTTGGCAGTTTTATTGTGTTTAAAACTACAGATAAATCTTTTAATTCTGATAATTTTAATTTATTTTTATTTAAAGATTCATTATGAATTCTGATAGTTTCGTTGAAAGTTCTTATACCTTCGTTTTCTTTGATATTAGTTTCATATAAGGTTTGATAATTATTTAAAAGTTCAGTATGATTTGATTTTATGTTGGAAATTTTATCATCATTTAACTTCATATCGGATTTGAAAGTTTCTTTTATCAAATCTAAAGAACTTTTCTTTTCAATGATAGATACATATTCGTAAATTTTGGTTTTGGTTTCTTCCTGTAAGGAACCGAAATATTTGGTTTGATATAAAATGAATTTTTCTTTTGTATCTGTATTGGTGATATAAGTTAATGAAGCTTCCTTAACCATATCTTTTAATGATATTAGTTTTTTATCATTTTCTTCTATTTTGGTTATTTCTTGTCTAAGAAGAGATATTTCATCTTTGATATTCTGAATTTTTGAAACATTATAATCTACATTTACAATTTCCACAATTTCAAAATATTGATAATTAGATAAATTTTTAAGTCTTAATAAATCTTCACCTATGGATGATAGTAACGAAATTGAATTAGATTTATTTTCCAATAATTCTATGTTCAGATTTTCCAAATTTTTGTTTTCTTCGGATATCTTAATTTTTAATGTTTCAAATTCTTCAGGAGTATCCGTTAATGGACGATTGCAAGTTTGACAAATATTATTATCTAAGGCTCTATCATTTTCTTCTATTTTTATATTGTTATTATTTATTTTTTGTTCTATTTTAAAAATATCTAAATCACATTCTTTCGATTTTATATCTAGTTGTGATTTTATGATTTCAATCGTGGTGTCAATATTTGATAAATGTGTTTGAAATTGATCTTGCAATTCTGCAATTTTTGTTTCATTTGTTTTGAATTTTTCATCTATTTTTTCCAAAAAGTTTGTGAACAAAGTATTTAACGATTCGTTATTTTTCTTCAGATCTTGTTCTATTTGAACGCCTTCAGCAATTTTTCTATTGTATTCTGTGAATAAATTTTCATTAGATTTATTCAATTCATCGATACTTTCTTGATCCAAAATTGGTTTTATTTCGGTGAAAGTTATTTCAGTTTTTGGTTCTTTAGGAATAAAATTATCGATTAATGATTGAGTGTCATTAATGGAAATTGTATTTTCATTTATCATTGTAGGGATATCTCCCAATGAAATCATTTCATTTTTAATTCCATCAATTCCAACATTTAATGAATTTATAGAATCGTTTAGTTCTTGTTTGTTTGATTTTTCGAGATTATCTAATTCTGATATTCTTTCATTTTTTTGTTCATTGAGTTTGGATATTGTTGAAATTATATCTTCTTTAGATACTGTAGGTTTTCCGGTAACCATAATTTCTTTCTTGACATTATCCAAATTATTTTCTAATGATTGAAGGTAATCGACACCGATAAAACCTAGAACCATATTGTTAAGTTTACTTGGTGGAGATTTTAATAAGGAATCTATTGTGAACTGATTTACCATCAAAATATTGTCTATCGAATCTCCAAACCATTTTTGAATGCTCAATTCCGCTGATTCTCCTTTTATAGTTTTTTCTTTTTCCGAATTTCCAGGATTTATAGTGCAAGTTATATCTCTAGAAACAGCCGATATATAATCTTTCCAAAGTTTGGATTGTTTTTGTTCTGATGTAACATTATTTTTCCATTTACGAGATAATGATCTTCTTAAAACAATAGGAGTGTTATTTATCGTCATATTTAATTGAACCTGAAGATCGTCAATTTCTGGCATTTGATTGTTGAATACTATTAAATTATTTTGATTTACAGTATTTGATTTCATTCCAGTGTAAACTTCTCCACACAAAGCCCAACGTATCATTCTAAATAAAGTGGTTTTACCCATTTTATTTGTGCCTAAAATTCTTGTTATTCCTGGCAAATCTAATTGAATGAAATTTTCACCCAATGCCATAAACGAACTACACGATATAGAATTAAGATTTATCACAAATCTTTTTGATTTAGATTCGGAAATAACAGATTTTAACTGTTCATCGAAAGTAGCGCGAATATCATTTTTTAAAGTTTCAGAATTTATGTCGATATCGTTCTGTTTTTTAACAATAGTTTCGACTTTTAAATCTGCAACATTTTCGAATAATCGAGAAATTTGTTCATCAGATAAAATTAATGAATCTATATTATCTTTATTTATGCGTAAATCATCCAAATTAATGGTAGTGTCGTCAACATTTGTGATAACTTCATTTAGAATAGCTTGAACAGCTTCAGATTCAACCCTATTTACTGATTTGGATATTTTTTCATTTTCAAAGGTTACTTTTATATTTCCAAATTGTTGACTTTTATTAAAATCGGAATTTTGAAATAATTCGAATAATCTTCTTTCTAAGAATAACATTGAAACAGGCAATTTTATCTTCAAATATGTTTGAGATAATCCGAAATTAAAATTTTTCAAAAATTCATTACATCCATTTATGGCTTGATTTTCTTCCTGCGGATTGATTACTATATCCACATATTTAACGTAGTCATTTATCGGAATCTTTTCCAATGTATAATTTTTAGACTCTACATCAATATCATAAACATTAATATATTTTTTATCAGATTTATTACTATGGATTAATTCGGAATTTATTACTTTATAATAATCTCCTTCACCGTGTGTGTGTTGTTGTGTAGATCCAGGATAATAAAAATCTTGACCGTTAGAACCTTTAAAATTTAATGACTCATGAATATCTCCCGCCATAATTAATGAATTATGTGGAAATTGTTCGATTGAAAATAATTTGTCTATTAAATCTTTTCGTAA